GTCGACAATAGGCGCGTCTCAGACGAACAGTCGTCGACATGGCAAGGTTGGCACTATTGAATATCCAGCCTTTGCTGTGCGTGGCGATGGTGCGATGTTGACGTTCCTCGATGGTCGAACAGCTATCGATCTTGCTGGTGCCAATGGCGCAATAGCTCTTGGATATCAACATCCAGTAGTCAGTGGGTGGGTAAGTCAATACAGCGGAAATGGTGGAACGTTGTCGTTACCGACACCGCTTGAAGTTATTGCCTCACAAATGATGTGCGATGCGCTCAGCATGGACGCTAGGGTGCGATGGGTCAGGACAGGCAGCGAAGCCGTCAGCGCTGCCGTAAGCATCGCGCAAGAGGACACCGGCAACAGTTGCGTCGGTGTCTTTGATGGCGCGTATCACGGGTGGCATCCGTGGACTCGTCAGGTTGTCACTTTGGGTGACTCTCTAAACTTGCTTGCTCTTGATAAGACTGCCACGCTTCGTCTTCCAGACGGCATCTCTTCACTGGCGGCCATCCTCGTTGAGTCTCCACGGTGGTTATACCCTGGGGATGTCTACACAAAACGCTTGCAGGAGCTTCGTGAGCATTGCACGAAGGCTGGTGTGCCATTGATCTTCGATGATGTGGTGTATGGCTTTCGATTTGCGACTGGTGGCTTGCAAGAGACAACCGGCGTCACTCCAGACCTTGCGTGCTTTAGTAAAGCACTAGGGAATGGCTTTCCGGTGGGGTGCGTGGTTGGCAATCCTGACCTGATGCGGCGCACCGAGTATCGCGTCAGCAGCACGTTCGGTGGCGAGATGACAGGACTCGCCGCAGCGTTGGCGGTGTTAAGTGTGCACGCCAGCCAGGATGTCTGTGGTGAGCTTCGTGCGTCTGGGACGGACCTACGCAATCGTCTCGACCTTGCGTTGCAGGAATCGCCTATTCGCGTCGAAGGTCAGCCACAGCACTTTCGCTTCGTCAGTGACAGCCGTGAGATGCTAGATGCGTTCTTGACGGGGTGCGTATTGAACGACGATCCCGTTTTGATTCACAGAGACGCGAATAACATCAACCTCGCCATCGACAGCGGCATCAGAAAGCGTATCGAGGCGACCGTGGCAAGCGTTGCGAATAAGCTATGAGCATGTCAAGTTCGACACAGGAACGGTATCTGTTCGACATGGTGAACCCATCTTTGGTGGATGATCCATCTCCCAATGAAACGTATTCTTCTGGCGCTACTCCAGAAACTATGGCCACGTCGGAAGCGGCACGGCTTTCTATGTGCGGTCGTGCTGGCACGAAGCGGAGGTCGGTATACGAACTCATCAGAGATGACGGCCCGCTAGATGACAAGGCAATTCAGGCTCGTTTGATGATGGCTGGGTCGACAGAACGGCCACGTCGGAGAGAATTGCAGCAAGCCGGTCTGATTGAAGCCGCGCCGGGTAACGGTCGAACGGTGCGGTGGCGAGTTACCTCGACTAGACCGCGTAGACTTGGCAAGACTCCTGAAGAGTCATGGGGTCTGCCGAGTGACGGTGCCAGCGGGTCACAATCTCTGTTTGTAAAGAAAGAAGGCTGACCGCATGAGTGAAGACCTGACACATATCAAAGACTTGGTCCCTGACCCAAAGAACAGACGCAAGCACACGCCACGCAACGTCGGCATGATCGTTGATGCGCTTCATAAGGTCGGCGCGGCTCGCTCGATTGTCATCGATGAGAACAACGAAGTGATGGCGGGAAACGCTACCGTAGAAGCGGCTGGTGAGGCTGGCATCACAAAGCTAAAGATTGTCGATGCGGCTGGCGATGAGCTTGTCGCGGTTCGTCGGATTGGTCTGACGACTGATCAAAAGCGCGATCTTGCCAACTACGACAACAGAACTGGTGAACTGGCCGAGTGGAATGTTGATCAGCTTCTGAAAGACGTAGAGAATGGAATCGATCTTTCTTCGTTTTTTTCCGAGAAGGAACTTGGCTATGTTCTTGATAATGCTGAGAATGTATCGAAGGTCATTGCTGATGGTGTTTCTGAGGGGTTGGAGTATCGCATCATCGTGGAGTGTCTAAATGAAAGTCATCAGGTGGAATTGCTTGAACGCTTCAAAAAAGAGAGCATCAAATGCCAAGCGTTGATCTCGTAGTCAAGACACCGTTGGCTCGGTCGACTCGCGTGCAACAGCTGGAAGCCATGTTCGATGTACCTGCAGAAAACGTTAGCCAGCTCGAATGGCATGGAGAGGTTCCGCTCGATGCCAAGCCGTGGAATGTAGGTCTCATAGTCGGTCCATCGGGTTGTGGTAAGTCGGTCATCATGAGCGACTTGTTCTCGGCGGGACGAGTTCATCAATGGGGCAAAGACAGCTCGGTCATTGATGGTTTTGATGCTTCTATGTCGATTAACGATGTAACCAAAATATGTCAAGCGGTTGGTTTCAATACTATTCCGTCGTGGTTGCGTCCGTATCGCGTGTTGTCGGTAGGAGAACAGTTCAGAGTGAATCTTGCGCGATCACTTTCTGAAGATGGTGATCCTATTATTGTTGACGAGTTCACGAGCGTGGTCGACAGACAAGTGGCCAAGATTGGGTCACACGCTGTACAGAAGTACGTAAGGCGTAACAATCGTCAATTCGTAGGTGCGTCGTGTCACTATGATGTGGTTGATTGGTTGCAACCAGACTGGACGCTTGAACCGGCCACGATGACTTTTACATGGAGGCGTCTTCAACACAGGCCAAAAATGGACGGTCGCATCAGCCAAGTCAACTATGGCTATTGGAAACAGTTTTCCAGATTTCACTATTTGACAAAGTCTCTCCACCGCGCTGCGCGGTGTTTCGTTTTATTTGTTGATGGTGTACCGGCGACATTTGCTGGCGTATTGCATCGACCACACCCACGAGTCAGAGACATCATGGGATTATCGAGAATAGTCACGCTGCCAGATTATCAAGGTATGGGATTGGCTATGATCCTGGCGGATGCTCTTGGTTCGCTTTACAAGGCGGTTGGCAAACGATTCCATATGTACCCGGCTCATCCGTCGTTCATTCGGTCGTATTCGCATTCTGATCAATGGGTGTTAATTAGGAAGCCGGGACAATTCATCCCATTCGGTGAGCGTTCGACCTTGCGTTCACAAGGGAAACCGCCGGTCGGTCGACCGTGTGCGGTTTTCTGTTACACAGGGAAGGCAATGGACGAAACGCTGGCGAAAGATATATTAAGCACAAAGGTCTAAGGCGTTTGAATGGACACTATAAAAAAGGCCAAAGGAAAACCGGGACGACCCAAAGGCTACAAGCCAGAGGGTGTCGGTGAGTGGATACCGGCGTTTCTGGCTGCGTTGCAGCAACTTCCTAACGTGCGCACGGCTTGCATGAAGGCTAAGGTGTCTCGGTCTGAAGCGTACCGACTACGTGCTGAGGATTCAACGTTCTCGTTAGCGTGGCAGGAGGCATTACAGGACGGCATTGATCTCATCGAGGCCACGTTGATGGCGCGTGCGATGAAGCGCGACACGGTTGCCGGTATCTTTTTGCTGAAAAACCTACGCCCTGATGTCTACGGTGAGAACGTCAACGTTAACGTCAGTGGGTCGCTGTCTATTGAAGAAGTCCGTCAAGCCAGAGCAAGTCTAAATGCCAAGCTCACGCAGATCGTCGAAGTCGTCGCCCCAGGCGACAGGCGACTCCTTACTACCGAATGAGTCGCTTGCCGTTCAAACGGCAGCGCATGGTGCGGGGAAGCGTCGACTTCAAAAGCTAACGCCAGCCGAAGCCGCACTACTGCGCTATGAGTGGCGCTTCTGGGCCAGACCGAGCCAGATCGCGCCTCCTGGGGACTGGGGCGTGTGGCTATTGATGACTGGTCGTGGGTTTGGTAAGACTCGTGCCGGTGCACAGTGGGTCATCGAGCAAGCTCGCATACCTGGACAGCGTATCGCTATCATCGGTCGCATCCCTGCCGACTGTCGAGACGTGATGGTAGGTGGCGAGTCAGGCATTCTGGCGACCTCTCCACCGGACTTCATGCCGGAGTACATACCAAGTCAGAGATCGTTGAAATGGCCGAACGGTAGCAGCGCACGGCTATTCTCTAGTGAGAAGCCTGAAGACCTACGTGGACCGAATTTTCATTGTGCATGGATTGATGAGCTAGCAAAATACAATCACGCGCAGGAAACCTGGGACACGTTGGTCATGGCTGTTCGCTTGCCAGACAACCCTCGCATTGTAGTGACGACCACGCCGCGTCCCATTTCCATCATCAAGCAACTGGTTGACGATCCGCACTGTCACGTCACGCACGGATCAATTCACGACAACCGCAGCAACCTGTCTAGCAAGTTCTTTGAGCGTCTCATCAAACGTTACGAGGGCACGTATCTCGGTCAACAGGAGCTTGAAGGGTTGCTGATTAGCGACCGTCCCGGTGCGCTGTGGTCGCGGTCGGTGCTTAATAAGCATCGAGTAGATGTCGCACCAGAAGAACTGGTGCGCGTCGTCGTGGCTATTGACCCACCGGCCACATCGTCAGAGGACAGTTCTGAGGCTGGCATCGTCGTTGTTGGGTCGACGGCTGATGGATGCGCGTATGTCATAGCAGATGGGAGCTTGCATGGCACGCCAGATGAATGGGGTCGCCAAGCAGTAAGACTCTACGATCAGTTCAAGGCCGATCAGATTGTCGGTGAGGTCAACAACGGTGGAGACATGGTTGGGTTCACAGTAAAGGAATGCGCCAAGGCATTGCACAGAGAGGGAGAACGGGAGATCAATGTCGTTCCGTATGTGCCAGTGCGAGCCAGTCGTGGCAAGCTCACTCGTGCTGAGCCTATCGCGGCGCTTTATTCACAAGGTCGAGTGAAGCACGTTGGTCTATATCCAGATATGGAGGATCAGTTGACATCGTGGGTTCCAGGCGACCAGTCACCTGACAGACTTGATGCGCTTGTTTGGGGACTGACAGCGCTTGTCCTATACGGGTCGAACGATATCGATGCTTGGGGCGGTGAAGGAAAGGACAGCTACTCAAGCCAGCACGTCAACGAAGTCGCCAAGCACGACGGAGCATGGTTTCCTCCAAGTCAGTCAAGATGGTGAGAAACAAGACAAGTCTTCGGAACATTTCCGTGAGCCGACCTATGACGAACTACACAGACGACTCGTCAAGCCCAGAAAGTCGTCATCACAAAAAGACCGCATTGGAGCATATGAGTACGAGGGACGGAGCCAAGGCAGAGTTTGACGGGAAGCCGGTGTGGGTGAATCCATTTACGAGCAACCAAGGACGACGCTGGACGCGGGACTGGATGTTGTCGCACGCAGTGCATTGCCGACGCGGATGTGCACGCTGTCGTGACGTGCGGCGCGGTATGCGTCGTCAGACCGATAAGAACGCGCTGTAGACGACGATCATGTTGAATCTAACGCTTCTCATCAACTGCTCGGCTGCGGTCGCGCTGGCGGCGTCTGTGGTCGTTGTCAGAGACTCAGCACTGGCGGCAATTGCGCTGGCTTATGCGTCTGGATTGCTCACGTCATGGGCAAGTCGGTATCAGTTGGGTGTCGCTGCTGAAACACAGTCATCGACGAGTGGACAGTCTGCACCGCACGTGCCATAGTCTGAACTATGCAGACCTCTCCTTCGATTGCGTCTCGCCTGTCAATTGCAGCCAAGGCGTTCGCCGGCATCTTCAATGAAGACTCTGCGCGACAAGCGCATGGGATGCTGGGCGGCATATTCTCTGGGGCATCAGGCGACCCGCCGTATAGGGGCACTGCGAACATACTTGCAGCTTACTCAACGATGCCGTGGTTGCGGGCGGTTGCGCAGCGTGTCGCCACGTCTGTGGCTGCGTCAACGACACAGTGGAAACTCTACGCTCCTGCGTCTGGCAAGCGCCGTGACGTGCGAACGGTGCAGCGTTCAGCAGACTCAAAAGCTCGGCGGTCGTTGCTCCACAAGTCGAGTGAGATTGTCGAGGTCGAAGACCATATTCTTCTCGACGCACTGAACAGCGCGAACAGCTACATGGTGGGTCAGTCGCTATTCAAACTGACACAGCTTCATCTCGACCTCGTCGGTGAGTCTTTTTGGATCAAGGAACGCAATGCGTTCGGTGCACCTATCGAATTCTGGCCCGTGCCGCCCGACTGGGTGCAAGCAACGCCAACACCATCTGAGCCGTCATACCAAGTGAGCTGCGGCGGCTGGCAAGGCAAGATACCGGAGTCTGAAGTCTTATGGATGGCTGACCTTGACCCATCCAACCCGTATGGACGCGGTAGTGGTATGGCGCGAGCGTTGTCTGATGAGTTGGAGACGGACGAGTATGCCGCGAAGCATACGCGACAACTGTTCTTCAATCGTGCACGGCCTGACATGATCATCTGGCCGAAGCAGCAAGGTGCCCATGACATCGGGTTGCAGCAAGACCAAGTGAGGCGACTGGAAGAGCGATGGCTTGATGGTCATCAGGGATTCTGGAAAGCGTTCAAACCGTTCTTCGTCGGGCGAGAGATTGCGGTGCACGAGGTCAACCAGTCACTGCAAGAACTGCAACTTGTCGAGCTACGGAAGCACGAACGAGACACCATCGTGCAGGTATTTGGTATTCCTCCAGAGCTTCTCGGTATCTTGAACAATAGCAACCGCGCCACGATTGAATCTGCTGACTATCTGTTCAGCCGTTGGGTCATCACGCCACGACTTGAGTTCTTGAGGTCGCAGCTACAGGAACGTCTCATCCCTGAATACGATGACCGTCTGGTCTTGGACTTCGTATCGCCGGTCGAGGAAGACCGAGCGCATATGCTTGAAGCAGCGAAGGCGGCACCGTGGGCGATGAAAGTCGACGAATGGCGCACGCTGCAAGGACAAGAAACGCTAGCAGATGAAGCGGGTCAGGTTCATATGATGCCGATGGACTTGACGCCTGTTCGAACACCAAGCACGCCACCAGCGCCCGTGCCCGGGACCGTCGCTGGCGAGACGCCACCTCAAGGTGATGTCATTGTTGATAGCTGGGACGATCATCTTGCCGTGCTGAAAGAAGCGGGAGAGGACGACATTGTAGCGACCGTCCATAAGGAGCTTGCCGACGAGTTATCTGACCTCCCACTTGTCTGGCAAGAACTTGCGAAACATGAACCGACTGTTCAGCGTTTGACGCGCCGACACCTGCTGGAACTCAGCGACCGCGTTGATGCCGATCAGCTTGCGAACGTCACAAACGGCGTGCAAGTGGAACGGTTAATACACCTGGATGAATGGCTAGAAGAGATGGACGCGCTGATGCAGCCGCACTGGAAACGTGCGTGGTGGATTGGCGCTGAACATGCGGCAAATGAGCTTGGATTCGATATCGAGCGTTCGGCTACCGGCCACACGAAGCAAGACGAGACACCTACTTCTCAGATAGTGCCGACCTCTGAAGCCTCGGCAGCATTCCAGTTCAACGTGCTGGACTCTGAGGCTGTGAACTGGGCGGGGATTCATGGTTCTCAGTATATTCAACAGATAGGCGAGGCAACCAAAGAGGCCATACGCCTTTCTGTCGCTGAAGCTATGAAGCTTGGACTCAGCACGGAAGCCGAAGTCCGCGAACTGTTGAAGCTACAGATCGGTCTTACGAAACAGCAGCAAACCTCGGTTTTGAATTATCGTCAACGGTTGGTAGAGAACTTCCCACACTTGTCTGCCAAGCAGCGTCTCGGTCGGCTGACTCGTTTCAGGAACGCCAAGGTGCGTCTCAGGGCCATGACTATCGCTCGCACAGAGATGGCGTTTGCGAGTTCTGGCGGTCAGGAAGAAGTCTGGCGAGA